CTGCGTTCTGTCGAAGTAAGACCAAACTCGGACTTCCCTATCAGTCATAGACCGATAGATAGACGTCTCCGTTGACTCCCACGGCAGAGGATCACAACACCACAACTTTTGGAGGTACGCGCCCAGAATTTCATCCGGAAACACGTTAGGACCGTCGTCGTCATTGACGGAACATTGCAACTCCCCAAGGTCTTCGGACCTCGGTACAAAGCTGATACAACCCACCTCCCATGCTTGATAATCTGCATGGTAATTAGGTCGTGCCTCATCCCATTCCGCCCATAGAACACCTTGGTGCGGAGCGGGGCCCCAATACTCCCTTGGAACTATCTCACGGCAGCGCCGCCAGATATCAAAGAGGAAGTGATCGGGTCGGGGGCGGTCACCCACCCACCGAACTACGTCATTGTGCAAATTTATGATCTGCCCAATGGTCGCAGGTAGGCGTGTTATGTAGAATGGTTTCACATTGTCACCACCGAAATAGTGACCACCGCATGACTCACGAAACAGCGAAGGAGGACCAAAGCTCTTAGACAGGTTTATTTCAAACCCGCAGAAGCTCAGGAGCTCATCCACACGATCCGTGTGCGGTGACGGGAACAGGATGTCATCCCCGTAAACGCTAACCAGGCTCTCCCTGCTACAACAAGCCTTCACTAACGCGTAGAAGACCAAGGTCTCCAATTCGAAAGTGAAACCGTTTCCCATAGAGCTAACCTTCTCCCACCAGACAGTCGAACCGTCTGGAAGGATACCGATCGGCTCACGGAGGTCCATAATAACATCGAACCACTCTTTGGGTAGCAGCGCTTCAAGCAATCCAACAGCGACACAGTCGCTGGCAGACGCCAGATCTCGGGTCACAAGACCTGGGACAATTGAAGCAACTTTAGCCAAGACCCCATGATACTCCTGGGCGTCCGGCTGCAGCAGCCCTTCTTTCCTTAATCGGCGTCGCAACATGGTGCCGAGTCCCAATTGGAGGAACCCATTCCACGTCACCGGCTTACAAGCCGTCCGATCACGAT